AAAGTAAGCAGTCATTAACTTGCAAGTTTTCTTCTGGTTTTAATTCTCTAAAACCTGTCTTTTCAAAACAATTTTCAAAATATGGATTATCTGTAAAATCTTGCGGATTAATAGGCCGATCCCAATCCCTTAAGTTAATATTTATTGTCTCAAAATAATCTCTAATTAAACTCCAACAATCATGAACACCAAAAACATATTCTCTTCCAACTAAGGGTGCTTTATATCCTGATGGTTTAAAATCATACCATTTATTTAAAGAAACAGAATATATATACCAAGGAATTTTAAATTTTTCACAGATAGTTTTATCAGCCGCAGATGGATATGGTTGTTCAAAAGGATGAGAATGAAAAACAGCTACTATTGTTGCTTTGTCTTCTATGTTTGCATATTCTTTTGGGTCAATAATAAAAGTTTGTTTTGGAGAAATTGATATATTTTTACATGATTTGTATTTAGTTTTACCTTTATATATATAAACCAAACCACATGCTTCTTCTGGCATACAAGTTTTAGCATGTTCCTGTGCTTTAAATTGCCAATCAAGCATGAAAAGATCCTATACCTGGAAACTCTCTAGGTAAAGCTTGTCTAAAAGGAATTTGTACATTTGGAAAATCTATATTTGCAGCTAATTCAAATTCAACAATAGATTTATTTTCATTTGCCTTTCTATCTATTTTATATATTTGGTCTTGAAATCTCATATTTGCGTCTTCATGTGGATTGCTAGGTGCAGAGGTTATATTTATTATGTTTCCCATAGTATTACCATGCACAGAGCATGAATATCTTGCAGCTTGATTAGAAGATGTAACTATGTATGAAAGAACACCATCAGTACCAGCAGTTCCGTTTTTACTGATTTCTACACCAGCTAATTCATTCCCATTTGCGTATTTCAAAATTAAAGGGTGTCCTGTATTAGTAGAATCTGACTGTACAAATCTATATGTATTACCCTCAACCAAATTTAAAACTGGTTTATAAACACCATTTAAATAAAAATAATTAACACCACCTAGACTTTGCACAGTAACGACATAAGTTATAGTTTGACCGCCTGTATTTGTGGCAGATATAAATTTTGCAAAAGTTGTTTTTCTTGTTACTTTTGCTCCTATTAAATCATTATGTGGAGTAACACCATTTACTTCTGCAAGAATAGTTGAAACAGTTGATAATAAATTACTTATCCTTAAAGTCGGTCTTGGTGTGCTAGAACCTTTGCTAGTCCCTTTATAATCAAAACCTTCAGCTTCTATTGGCATAGCAGAATAAATTTGTCCTCCAAAAGACAGTTGCCCTGTTGAATCTTCTGTAACACCAGAATGCCATCTATAAGTAGTAATAATATTGTTAGGGTTACCTGTTTGATAATGTAAGCCCTCTACTAATTCAAGCTCAAATAATTCAATAATAGCTGAAGGGTTATTTTGTTGTAATTCTTCAATAGGTATAGTCATACTTCAAATACTTCTTTAAAAACTAATGAAATATTATATAAATTTGCGGAAACTAATTCTACTAATGGGTTTTGACAAGTAAATTTTCCACTCGTTCCATAAGGAGGATTATAAGTAAATGCTTTTGCACCTCCATCTCCTTTTGTTGGATCTTCTAGAAAAGCAAGAATATTATCAGTTGTAGTTTTATCTCTATTATTAAATTCAAGATTGATTGTTCTTCTCGTGCTATTTAATCCCTTGCGAAGTCGCTGTTCATATCCATCTCCTAATGATACAGAAATAATATCATTTTCATATTTTATAGAAGGAGAATAACTTGGTGCAACATCAGAACCAACAGTTGTGTTATCAAAAGTAGCCATTATTCGTAAAGAATACCTCCTGGTCTTTTTTGTTTAACTAACTCTGCTTGTATAGCAGAACCAATTAATTTACCAAGTTGATTTGCTTTCATATTATTACCTTGAGCAGAAGAACCACTTGCATCTACAGAAACATTAACAACATTATTGCCACCAGTCTCGCCTGAGACTTCAACACCTAAATTACCTGACCTACCACGTTTTAAAGGAAGTATAGCTTCGGGAGATCCAGCTTCTCCTAAGACTCCTAAATTACCTGCTGCTCCATATCTAAACATGGTTGGCTTGTCATATATTTGACCGCCTGAGAATGCTCCACCTTTTGCATAAGGAACAATATTGTTCATGGCAAATGCATTACCTTTTGCATTTGGACTGATAGAACCGCTTAATAATCCTCCATAAGAATCTCCACTAGCTAAAGGCCCAATACCTTTTGTACCTCTTAAAGGAAAACGAGTTAAAAATCCTGATAATGCATTAAACATCATTTGTTTAATAATCATTCTTGTTAAATCTGCAATAACTGAACGAGCAAACTCTGCAAAATTTAACTTACCTGTCATTACAAAATTTACTAAAGCATCTTCCATCTTTTGAAATGCATTAGCTGTTATATCTGCAATGCTTACAGCTACAGACTGTACAGAATCATTGAATTTTTGCATCCCACCTATTAACCCTTCATATGTTTTTTTACCTTTTTCTCCTAATGTTTCTAACTTACTTGTTAAATCATCTATAGGACTAATAGCACCATCATCAGAACCAAATTTAATATTATCTGGATTTGTGTCAAAACTTTTTAAGAAAGACTCATAATCAGCTATTTCACTAAAAATAAACTCAGGATCATAAGTCATTATTGTCATTTCCATCAATTTTTTATATCTTGCAGCTACATCTTTACGAAATTCTTTACTAAGAGTTGTCCTTGATTCAAGAACACTCATTCCAGATTCTTGCCTTACTTGTTTGAAAGCTTCATTATAAATTTTAAAAATATCTAAATGACTTTCATCTTTTTCTTTTACTTGACTTCTAATTTCATTAATTTTTAATTCTAATGTTCTTCTTTCCATATTTTGAGCAAATTTTTTCATCAAAGCTAATATTTGTTCAAAAATAAATTTAAATGTTCCTAATACAGCTTTTACAAGTCCCCCAAATTGTTGATTGATTATAAATACTAAATCCTTTGTAACAGTAATAATATTAAATACGACTTCTTTGATCAGTCTTTGATTCTCATTAACAAACATAACAATATTAGTAATAGAATCTTGAAACCCTGCACCAATACCTTGGAAAAATCCTCCATAGTTTTCTTTAGCAGTATCTAATGCAAGTTTTAATCTTGCACCTGCTTTTTCTGGTGATGCTCCAATGAGTTTTGCAACCTCGTCATAATCCTTGACCTGTTTCTGTGAAAATTTAACAAAGTCTGCAATTGTAACTTCACCCTGCTCAAATGCTTTAGATAATTGTGGCAATGATCTGCCTGTTGCTTGTGCAAATTTTGCAACGGCGCCTGGGAGTCTCTCACCGATTTGGCCCTGCATCTCTTCCGCAGACACCTTACCTTTCGACAGGACCTGAGTAGTCGCTCTTATCAATGCTTGTAAATCAGCTTGGCTACCACCAAATGCAACACCAGCTGACATTACACCTCTGAAGACATCTTCTGTTTCTTCTAGAGTTAAATTATTTGCTCTCGCAGCGGCTGCTATTTTTGAATATCCATCTAATGTATCTAATAAATCAATTGTATAATCTTGACTGATCTTTCTTGCAGTTGCCAATCCAGCGTTATATTCTTCTTGATTTCTAGAAGCTGCACCTAATGCTGTTTTAGCTAACTTTAATTTTGCACTATATTCTGCTATTCCACCAACAGTTTCTTGGATTTGTCTTCTAGCTTGACCAATACCTGCACCAATTGCAACACCAGGCAAACCTCCAACTAAACCACCTATTGCAGCTTCAGGCCCTAAAAATGCCGCACCAATACCTGCACCTAAATTTTTACCTAAACCTCCAACTACTCCTCTTATACCTTTGCCAATTCGTCCTAAAGCCCCAGTTGAGGACGTAGCAGTACTATTAAACGATTTTAATCTTCTTTCATTTTCTGCTATAGCCAATCCAAGTTCTTTAAATTCTTTTGTATTTACATCTACATCTTTTCTAAGAGTATTTAAAATTTGCGACTTTAATTTAAATTGATTAATTGTTTTAGGATTTACTTTCGCAACTTGATTTATTGAGTCAGTTAGTCTTTTAAAACCTTCTTGAACATCTTTTGACTGAGGCCCAACAGTTGCAAAACTTTTATTTAATTGTTTAATTTTATTTTCAAGACTAGTAATTTTTTCTAGTCCATCTATATTGATTTTTAAAGTTGCCTGTGAGACTTTAAGTGCCATCTTTTTTATTAATCTCCTGTACTACGATACTCTCAATGACACGAATGCCATCAAAGACTTCTTTCCTATTTTGTACATCGTAAAGATCAAATAGTCCACCTTTAAGTAGTAATATCTCATAGTTTAGCCCAACTACTCCTCCAAAAGACATAATCCATTGAGTTTGTATTTTTAAAAACATATTTACTATTTCCCAATTTTCCTCTATAACCTCAAAATCATCAGAATATTCTTCTTCATTCCATTGAAAACCCCAAGCTTTAGCTTCTGCTTTAGCCTTTTCTTTATCTACTTTTTTTTGCTCGCTGCCCGAAGCCCAATATTTAGCAGCTTCTATTAGTTTTTTTCAACAGTCTTCCCATAAAATTCTTCATATGCTTTCAAAATTCCTGTTGTAAAATCTGTATCTTCACCAAATTCTTTTAAAGCTATCTTTGAAAATAATAATGGTTTCCCATCTTCATCTTCTACTTCATCCCATCCAACAATAATTTTTGCCAATATCTCTTCTTCTTTCATATTAGAAAAATTATCTAATTCTTTTTTTGGCAATCTTGCAAATTTTGCAATAAATTTATACTTTTCAAAATGTCCTGGATTTTCTTCTGAAGGTAGTTGTATCTCTACAGGCCAAGGGTATACGTTCTTTTTTTTCTTGATAAATGGCATTGTGATAAATATATATGCTCTTCTACTTTAACTAATATATAGAATTTAGCTAAAAGTTAATTCAAATTCATCTGTAACTGTGTTAGATCCTGATGCAGACGATGCAATCAAAGTATAAGGAAGCTCTAGCATTGCAATACCTTGTAAGTCCCCATAGTTAGGTTGACCGATATCAACTTTAGTTGAACTAAATGCAACTTTATTACCTTCTGCCGTTCCATGAGTAAAGCTAAATGCACCTAATGCTGTTCCATCAGTTTTTGCTTTTGCAAAGTAATCTACCTGAGACAATTCTGGTAATTGAATATTTACACTACCTAAAACACCTCTATCTGTTATTAAAACCTCTTTACCGCTTGAACCTACCAACTCTCTATATTCAACTTGGTTTCCACAGTCAATATTAATACTTTGGAATAAAACACCCGAATCAATAAAGTTTGTATTTGTTACATTATCATTCTTGAAAACTAATGCACTTGCTTGATCTCCTGGTGTATTAGTAGGAATTGCTTGAGCAGACACATCATTATAGATCCCAGTAAATTCAAACACAAATCGTGGGATCGACCCCACCTCTGCTTCAAACGTAAATGTACCTCTTGCTCCAGTTACTTGGTGTAAGATGCCATCAATGATGTAATGCAAAGTGACAGATTTATGATTATCACTTGAAGGCTTATAAACAACACTTGTACCACTATTTACAGTTTCTTCTAGCCCACATGCTTGAAATAATCTTCCATATCTAGGTGCTGTATCCTTATCGCCAGATCCTGTAGCTTCAACAGTTATGTTTACAACAACTCTTAAATTAGCTAATAGTTGCTGATTAGCACTATAGAAATCTTTTACAAGTTCTCTTTCTACAACATCAGCTTGTAATGGTGTAATTGTACATTCAATCGGAACAATTACATCAGTAGCTCCAATTGTAGCGGCTGAACCATATGTTGATTCAATCTCTGCTGCGATGAACTTAACTCTAGTTCTTTTACCTGCCATTGCTAATTACCTCAAAAAATTAGTTGAATGCTTTATTAACATAATAGTATCTTATACTGACAAGTCATTATAAGATGACCTAAATTGTATTTCAAACTCACACGAAACAATTGCAGCACTACCATCGGCCTCAATTATTTCATAAGTTATAATTTCTGGTCTAATATCTATAGCTAAATTATTTACAGTAGGATCTGCTAATACTTTTTTATATAAACTTTCAACAGTAGGATCTGCAATCTTATCTGGAATATTACCTCTAGATATTACTGATATTCTTACTCTTAACTCCCATGTAATCTGATTTAGAAAACCTTCAGTATTAGCAGCATTACAACTTACAGGTTCTAAAAGTACAGCAGGTGATTCTGCTTTTGTTATTGCTTCTGGTCTAGATCTATATATTCTTTTTGCAACTTTTGCCGTTCCTGTAAGACTTGTTTTTAACTGTGCAAGTATTTGTTCTATTTTTGTTGTCATTTTATTGTTTGGAGAGTGTAACAATACATATCAGACCATCATCTATTTTTCTTACATTCCGCACTTTAAATGCAACATTATCAATTAAAAAATCTTCATCATATACAACATTTATAAAATCACTTGTTTTTGCTGTTAACTCATATTCAGTTGTCATTACAACATCATTTGCTACAAGTTCATCAGGTTCATTTAACTGACCATAATAAATCGAATTATCATAGATAACTTCATTTTTAAAATCATCAAAAAATACATCTAAATTTTCAACAAATGCCATAAGAAAAAAGCCCCAATGAAGGGGCTAGATAATTTAACCGTATTTTTTCAAGCCTAAACCTGTTACTGAAAGATCAAATGTAGGAGATGATCCACCAATTGTGAATTTAACTCTTACATATCTTTTACATTCATCAGCACTGATTGATAATTTCTGTGTTGATGCAGAACCTGTTACTTGAGTAAATGCTGCTCCTGATAATGATCCAAATGTTGAATTGTCATCAGAATCCTCGATTGTTACATCTAGAGTAGGAGATGATCCACCACCCGCACTTGAATCAAGAACAAAAAGGATGTCTCCTTCATAGCCTTGAAGATCTATACCTGTACCGTTACCAGTAGCAGTTTTGGTTGATGTACCAAGACCAGATAATAATTCTAGTCTTTCTAAATTAATGCGATTAAGTCCCATTGTTTTTGTCGTTAGCAACTGTAGTTTTTGTCTTTGGTTTGGCTTTTGGCTTGGCTTTTGCAGTTTCAATAACTGCTTTACCGCTACCTATTAGCGTTCTAGCTAAATCGTCATCAACGTCTAAAGAAACTCCAGAGTCCTTATGGACTCCAGAGATCATTACGTTGCGTATTAATTTAACTTTCATACTAAGTTGCGAAACAAAATGCACCAGCCTGTCTTATAGCGTAGTCAATATCTTGCAACGCAATTATTCTGACTGTGCCTGCTGTAGCACCAGCGAATGGATCTACAGTTAAATCTAGTCCAGACCACATACCAACAATGAACTGACTAAAGTCACCAAATATAGCATCATTATTTAGAAGCTGATTAGTAACAATAGCTTGATAACCATTTATTTGATTGTTTTCAAATACGAAGTTAGCAGTAGATGTACTTGTCTTTTCTGTTGACTTTAAAGCACCTCTAGCACTTGCATTGATGATATACTTCATCGCATTTCCTTCTGCATTCGCTACTGCAACATCGGTTTCCATTCCGATATATTCTGCAAAAGTTCCAAATGATGTTAAGGACTGAGAACCAATACCACTTGTATCTTTAATACCTAATGGCTGATTAGAAGTACCTGTTCCATAAATTGCTGTGCGATCTAACTCAAGAGCAATCTTTTTAGCAATGTCATCTCTAACAAATGCTTCAATATCGATTGAAGATTGTAAAAGAGTTCTTCTAGTAAAGTCAGTGAAAGCACCAATCGTCTTTGGTGTCATTGAAATTTG